TGATAAAAACGTAGAAAAGAACAAAATAACAAATAATGATTATACAGAGTAAGTACACAAAGGTATTCCATTCAAAGGATATGACTCGACAGAAATATGATGAGTTATATGACTTCGCTGTGCTTATTCAAAAGCATAAAAATGTAGTATCACGGTATGTTAACAACAATCTCTTGCATTTCTTGGAATACAACAAGTTCCAATTCTTAAAAGAAATGAGAACAAAATTTAAAAATGTGATACCAAGTTCATTCGATGCACAAGTCTATACGCAAGTGTTTACAAGTTATCAAAATAAATTTAAGGCAATTCAACGGAAACTCGTGTTTGAAACGAGAACATTAAAAGGATTTGAACTCTATAAGCATGACACTAAAAATCACAAGAAAGATGATTTGAAGAGAGTAATCATTGAAAGAAATCAAACTCCTTTGACTAACTGCCTTACGTATCTTGCAAGATATGGTAGTGAGAATATAATAAGCTATATCAAAGTAAACATTGATAAGTGTGATGATAAGAAACGAAAATTATATGACAATATACTAAGATGTTGCAGTAAATTCGGTTTTGAACGGCTCTATAACCTTGCATTATCAAAAAGGAGGCGTGCAGTTAAATATTATTCTGAACACCCTATTGAATTTAAGTCATTGACATTCAGTGGAAGATGCAGGAAGAAAAAGATTATTGATTATAATAGTAGGTTTGGCTCAAAGATTAATTCCTTTGTAAGTCTTAGTGGAATTGGTAGAAAATCATTGGATATACCAACTACCTTTCATAAATGGTGGCACGGAAATATGAGGGATTATAGAAAAAATAATCCTGACTACGAATATACACTTACATTTGACGAGAAGAATCATCAAGTTAATATACATCTATGTAAGGATGGAGAAAGATATATCACTCAGGTACACGGTGATACTATTGGCATTGATGTGAATTGTAAACACAACTTATTCAGTTTGTCAAACAAAACAACTTATGATTATGATAGGAAGTTGGTTAACGACTTTTGCAAATTATCACTTGAAATAGATAAGCTAAAGGTGAATAATTCATATACATTGGGGAAACGTAAGCAACGTAAACTTGACGTAATGAAATCCAAAATGATTAAGTCTGAACAGCAAGTTATTGCCAACATGTGCAAGACATTACAAACGCAAGGCGTTGGACATATAGTGATGGAAGATTTGGATAATAGTTTTGGAAAGTGCTACGTAAAGGATAAAGATAATGAAGATATTAATTACAATAGGAAGGTCAAATTCCTTGGTTTAAGTAGTTTGAAACAAGAGGTTGAACATATTGCAAGAAAATATGATATTGCAGTATCAACAGTTCAAGCCAGTTATACATCTAAGATGTGTCCTATCTGTGGATGTATTGAAGATGAGAATAGACCAAATCAAGAGACATTTGAGTGTATTGAATGTGGATATAAAGATAATGCTGACTTTAATGCAGCAAAGAATATAAGAAACAGAGTGCTCGTAACCGTGTTACGAGAATCGCTCTTAAAACAACTTGATAATGGTGCTTTTGAACCAAGGTCACTTAGTCGTGAAAAGGTTAAAGAGCTACTGTTATCGTTTCGAAGGAACTTGCAGGAAACTGCAAGGAGTGAATGTAGAGAAAGTGGTTTAACTACTTTTGACTATGTTTAATTCTTCGGATGTAATGTTAGTAAATTTTTACCGTAAGGTAATCACAACGTTGGAATAATGTTAATTTCATACGTCCCAACTGTTAGAAACATTGTACCGAAAGGTAATTTTTACACCAGTTGACTACAAATTGAAGTCGACTTACAAAATAAATAATTAATATGAATGATATAAATAAACTACTTGCTAAAAGTAAATTGAATGGTGAACTAAGTCTCATCGAACACACTAAAGGTGTGATAAATATTACACATTATGTATTGAGTTATTTTTTCAAAAAAAGTAATTTATTGAATGACAATATTGTGAGTTATAGTAAACTGGAGAAAGGTATTATATCTGCAGCAGCACTTCATGATATTGGTAAGTGTTGCGAAGTTTTTCAAAAATATGTCAAAAATCCAGCATCTTGTAAAAAAATATTTTGTAAAGGTAAAGATGAAAGTGTTGAACCACTTATTATTACTCACAATATTCTAAGTTGGGCATTTGCTTTGACTAAAACAGATTTGTGCAAAGATTCATGGGTATTATCTGCCATTCTGTATCATCATGTAGTATATGGTCATTTGAGTGAAACATATGCCTGTGATGTAATGCTTGACTTGAGTGAAGATGAAACAAAACGATTCAATAGTTTCTTAGAAGAAATAAATGTTTATTTGAAAGAACGTTTTGATTTTGCAATTAAGTATGATGATAGTAATGATGGAATGAAAATGGCAAAAGAAACGTTGTTATATCATCATATTCATCTTAAAGCGAACCATGATAACTTAGGTGACGAACTTGATAAAAGTACATTACATATAATATCACGTTCAGTATTAATTTATGCCGATAGACTTGCTTCATCTTATCCAGAGTATTCTGAAAGGTTTGCAAATAACGATACTGGACTTATCAAGAAGTTATTAAAAGAAAGTTTATGTTGCAAAGATATTCCAGATGATAATTATCTCGAATGGGCTTATAAAAATGGTAAACCAACTTATGACATAGAACGTTTACAAGAACAAAATGATTTGATGGGCAATATTGATAAATACGACAATAATATTATCAATGCGAGCGCTGGCTTTGGTAAGACACTTATCGGACTAAGGTGGGTTATGAGGAATAAGAAAAAGACCTTATGGGTAACTCCACGAAATGTAATTGCTAATGGTACATACGATTCTATTATCAGTGAATTAGACACAATGGGTTATTCGAATCGAATAAGCGTTGGTCTATTATTACAAGGAGAATATAAATATGGCGATGAAAATAGTGATATTATTGTCACCAATATTGATAATTTCCTATCCATGATGGTTAAAAACAACATGGTTCATAATTTAGTTAAAGAGTTAGCAGGAAATGTTATCTTTGACGAGTATCATGAGTTTCTTTGTGAACAGCCATTATTTGCTGCATTTATTTCATTCGTTCATACACGTACCAACTGGACTAACTCTAAAACGTTATTCTTGTCCGCTACTGCTATAAGATTTGATGATTTTTTCTATTGGGATAGCGTTGAAATTCATCGTCCTAAAGCTTATAATAGTGATATGAAAGTTAAAATACATATCGACAAATATAACGATATAAATGAATTTAATTTATCAGAAGCAAATAAGGATTCTCTTGTAATCACACATACTGTAAAACAATCTCAACAGATATACAGGCAAGTATCAGAAGTGTTTAGTGATACATCACTATTACATGCTATGTTCACAGATAGGCGTAGAAAAGAAATCGAAGATATGCTTTATAAAACTCATGGTAAAAAAAGTCCTGTAGAACAAAGAAACGCTGTTATCGGCACTAATGCACTTAGTACTGGACTTAATATTTCGGCGCATAATATATACGACTTTCTTATTAATCCAGAGGGTACAATACAAAGAGGATGTGGTAGAGGCGGACGATTCGGGGAAAAAGAATATGACTATGTAAATTATCATGTATGTATTTTAGAGAATGACGATTCATCCAAAACATTTATATCAAGAACTTATGATAAAGATTTATATTTTAAATGGTATAAGATGCTGGAAGAGTATAATGGTAAAATAATTACCAAAGATAAACTTTATGAATTATATGATGAGTTTTATAAAAAGTATGAATCTTTATTTATGAAATATGTGTATAATACATTTATCAAAAGTGCATCTTGTCTAAAACTATTTTTCCCTTACGCTACACACAAAAAAGATAAATCAGAACCAGATAGAAAAAAACTATCAAAAAGTTATTCTTATCGAGGTGAAGGTAATAGTATATATGTAACAGCACGATATACAGACAATGATGAATTAGTATGCGAACCAATTGTTATAGATGCAACACGTATTCTTGAAGATGAAATAAAAGAAAAAGAAGCACAAAAATATCATTATAATGAGTTTAAAAAGAATAGCGACAAATCTTTTAAACATATATACAAAGGATGGCATGCTTGCTTCCCTGAAGATTGGTTCAGAATGGCTTTATCTTATGAAACACCATTAGCTCTATATTTTGCCCGATATAATGACGAAATTGGATTGATAATGAAAGAAGATGAAGAAAATTAAACAAAAACCATTCGATTAACTTTTATTAACTTGGATTATTTTGATAGTCCAAGTTTTTTGTTTATCTTTGCATCAGAATTAAAACAAATAGTAATTAGTACAACAATTTTTAATTAAGGTGAAGTAATGGTTTTAAAAATGTTTTTTAATAAAACTCTTGAAGAGTTTAAGAAGCCACTTAATAAGGAAGTTAATGGCTTTATTATGGAACTCCTCGGAAAGGACAATAATTATCACGGCAATAAGTCTGATTATTGTGTATCGTCTATACAAGGAGGTGTTTGTAACGATAATGGCACAACATCATTTCCAAATGGTGCTATTGTATCTGTCAGTTCTAACGACCCACAGATGATTGGTAAAATGGTGGAAAGTCTCTTAAATAAGACTGATAAGTTAAAGATTGCTTCACTTACTTATCACAAAATGGAAATGACAGATTATAATCCTTTCTCTGATTATGATGTTGTGAGAAGTATTAGTCCAATTTCTTTGAAATCTAATGGACGTTTCTGTACTTGCGAGGATAGTAACTTTGTATCAGTATTACAGAAACACTGTATTAATAAGCTTATCCAAAGTGGTGTGTCTGAGAAAGCAGCGAATACAATCACAATAGAACCATTTCATTTTGAAGGTGCACGCAAGGTGTGTGTCAAGATTGATGAAGCAAAGAACATCAGTTCAAATGTTATGCTTATCGTGAAGGGTAATAAAAATGCACGAAAGCAACTCTATAATATGGGTATGGGACGTTGTACTGGTTTTGGTTTTGGTTTTGTGGAAGTAAGAAACCGAAATATGTTTTAATTTTTAAACAAGATTTTTTAATAAAATATTCTACATACATTTTTTAATTTATATCAATATGAAACAAGTATTTTTTAAGCTGAAGTTGAGTGGTAACGGTTGTGTTAATTTTGATGATAGTGCTAAGCAGAAAGATTTACTTCGCAAACTTGGACTTATCAATGGCATGGTTCCTGATAATATCAAGTTGGCAAAGAAGGTCATTCATGACACAGGCAAGAAGGATGAGAAGGGCAACCCTATCTATGATTACAAGATTAAGATTAGCGCAGATTGTTTGCGCCATCACACATTCGAACACGAGGTAGATGTCGTTACCCCTGCAGTACAAATGCTTGATACAATGTATTGTAATTATCTTCTTTCTAATGTAGGTATTACACGTGGATATATGTTTGCTTCATCACGAGATGCTGGCAAGACGCTTAAGCGTAAGTCTCCATTGACTATTGTTGATGCAATTCAGACTAATGGTGCAAAGTCTCAAATGTTTGAAGTCGGCACAACAAGCGGTCCACGCACTGACACGTCTCTTTTTTCTACTGAAAAGGTTGGTGAGATTGAATACTCAACTCACGGTGTTATTGACCTTAAGACTCTTTCTTTTATTTCTGCCGACGAAAAGTTCGAACGCATGGGACTTTTTACAGAGTGGATTGATAATGGACTCATTGATAAGGTCATGAAGTCTCATTATGGAGAGGATGCGCAGTATGAAACAGGCTTCTTTGTATCAAATGCTAAGTATCTAACTAATACTTTCGCTGAGTGTGGTGTGCGTATTGGTGATGATGTTGTTACTAAGCTTGTACGATACATTCTTCGTAGCTTGCTTGGAATTGATATCCGTCGCAATAACGCTTGGGCACGTACTGTATCACTTGAAGTAAAGATTGTTAATAATCCTCTTGAAGATACATTTGACGATGAATCTGGCTGGGTAAATGTAAATGAGGGTGATATTGACTCTCTTGTAATTAAGTGTGATGACTTCTATCATAAGGCAACTGAAGAAGAGGTAAAGGAACTTGTAGAAATTAACGAGTTGTACATTCAGAATAGCAACGATAAGAAGGCTGCAAAGGAAAAGAAGAAGGAAGAAAATCGTCAGAAGAAGGCTGCTAAGAAAGCTGAGGCTGAAGCTGCTGCAAAGGCTGAGGCTGAAGCATCAGAAGCTGGAGAGTAATTAATTAAGTTTTAAATTCCCCTACCTTAATAGGTAGGGGCAAATATCAAATAGTATGAATTATCTTATTCTAAAATTTGAGAATGCTGCGCTTGTGACACCAGCAAAGCCAAAGGATTTCAAACATTTTGTTCGACACCTTGGCTTTATTGATTGCGAACTACCCGATATGGAAGCACCAATTGGAGTTGACCAGCTTAGTAATGCACTTCATGTAATGTGTGGTCTTGCGCCTTGTGCAACTAAACGTAGTACTGTATTTCAAAGCAATTCAGAAATATACAATATGGCTAAGAATGCCTTTATTCGTTATGATAATGTTATTAGTCAAGAGGGCTTCCAAGACACCAAAATTCAAGACAATTCCACAGCTAAAATTAAGGATTGTAAAGGTAATGATGGTATATATAATTGGTCTTATTTAAGACGTGCTGCATATTCTTCTCCAAATACACTTGAGGAACTATTACGTCTACTTAACTATGTCTGCAAGGTGGACGATGTGACTAAAGAAATGACATTTCATCAAGTCGTTGAACTAATGAAGGAAAACATGGATAATGATATTGTAATAGATTTTCTTTTACATAGAGCTAAATTGTTTATGAATAACATTGCTTTAAAAGCAATTGAGAAAACTTACAATATTAAAGTAGAACATTTAGAGAAAGGTGAAAAACCACGTCTTAACGTTCCTAATCCCACATGGTATCTACTATTTAATGTTCCTTTTACGGGTGGTAATATTGGGGGCAACGGTTCTTACAATCCAAACGCTGCATTACAGGTACGTAGTGTTAAATATAGGAAGACTAAGTTTAGTGGAGAAATTATTATTCCTATAGAGGATGATAAAATTCTTGAACAAATCAAAGAAAATGGTGTGTGTCCTACTATCCTTGATGGGGGTATGGTTACTATTGAAAAAATAGAAAAATCAATTCCAAAAGCAAAACTACGTAATGACTATGAGAAAATTTTCAGGGAAGAAGTTTCGGAAGATGCTGAGAATGAACAAGTTATGTAGAACCAGTTGTTTATAACACTTTACCGCAAGGTAATCACAACAATTTACAGATTCAACATTGAAAATTGTAGTTGTTTATAACACTTTACCGCAAGGTAATCACAACTAAAATCAACTCCAACGCCTCCTGAGTTGGATTGTTAGTAACCATTTACCGTAAGGTAATCACAACTGCCACTGCTTGACGTAATTACTTTGCTTTATTGTTAGTAACCATTTACCGTAAGGTAATCACAACTAGTTAAAGGTATCATCATTGCACCCATTGATTGTTAGTAACCATTTACCGTAAGGTAATCACAACCACGAAGGCAAAATAACATGGACACATACGATTGTTAGTAACCATTTACCGTAAGGTAATCACAACGAAAATAACTTTTTCATGTATTTGTAATTAGTTGTTTACAACACTTTACCGTAAGGTAATCACAACTACCAACCTCAAACATTTGAGACTTTGCACACTGTTAGTAACACTTTACCGCAAGGTAATCACAATGCTATAGCGATGACGAAATTCATCATTAAAATTGTTTGTAATACTTTACCGAAAGGTAATTAAAATAAATTATATATTTTTAACTATGATTTTACATTATATTTCAATATAATTTCTTATCTTTGCGGTATAATTTAAATATATAAATGATATGGAAAAAGAATTGACACCTCATGATTACTTTTTACAGCTAAAAAGTAATGTAGAAAGTATTAGTAACGAGAAATTAAAACAATCTTTTAATAATATCTGTTTTTTAAGTGAAAAGTATAAAAAAACAGGTCAAATTAAATCTTTGGAGAAACTTAAATTCCTTGCAGAAGTAATGCAGAAGGAAGTAAAGTTGTTGGAAATTGGCGTTGATAAATTTATTTATAGAAGTGTTGTCGAGGATTACATTGATAATGTTTCAAAAGATGTTGTTAAAATTCAAGATTTAGCAAGTTACACCCGTGAAATACCAGATGAAATCGTAGAAGTTATAGAAAAAACAAAAGACATCTTTGATAAATTTTATGTAGTGTTTACTGATTATACTGGTCAAGAAGAAAGAAAAGTAGAACAAGAACGTAGAGATAGAGACCCGATTCTGTTTGGAGTTTTTACCGATAGAAAAGTTGTGTCTGATAGATTCTATTATCTGGGTGATTGGGAGGATGAATTTTGTGACCTTACATTAGACAAGTTAGTTGCCGAATATAAAGCTGAGAAACATCAAGACCCAGCAATAACTATCACAATGCCTGCTACGACAGATGAATTGATTAATACTCTTAAACAATATACTGAAACTAATAAGAGCAATACACCTAACGATATTCATAGTAATAATAATCATTTTACATTAAGTAGCAATCGAGATTTATCATCAAATGAATATTTTAAAAAGAATAAAGGTTTCTTTGGACGTATAAAATCCATTTTCAGTAAAAATGAAAAGTAATGTTGATTTAACCATAAATAGAGATTTTTCAAGACGTTTGTTAAATTTAGACATAACAGATACTCGTTTAGATGGAAGAAGAAAACCTTTTGACCAAGATGAAATAGAAGATTTTGTCTATATCGCACCATGGCTTCCAAAAGGAAAAAGGGCTATGTGGCAAGGAAATAAATACTTCGAAACTGCAGAATATGAATGTGTCAAAGAAAACGAAGAAAAAATTCCTTGGAAATTTAATAACCCAAATTGTAATATAGATGAATATTATGAATCATGGTTTACCGAACATCTGTTTGACAGACCAGTGATAAAAAGTGAAACTGAGATATTAATTAGATAATGTATGGGTACAAATTATTATTTAAAAAAGATTCCTTCTAAAGAACGCAAAGAAGAACTTATAGAAGCAATTAAAAAAGATGATGTGAATACTATAAGAACGCTTACTGATAATATGTATAATAATCTGATACATTTAGGTAAGAGTTCTTATGGGTGGCAGTTTGATTTTAATCCTAATTTCAAAATTCATTTCAATTCTAAAACAGGTGATAGAGAAATTGTCTATGCTTTTCCATTAACAAGAGAAGGAATTGATAAATTTATACGTCAAGACGGATATATAATTGTAGACGAATATGATGAAGATTCAATGACTCCAACTATTACTCCTGATGAGTTTTGGAAATTTGTTGAAATAAAAAAAGATGGCATAGTTGAGATAGATAATGAAACTAATTATTATTGGGAAAATGATAGAAAAAAATCTTATATCAACTTTCTGAAAAAAGATTATCCTAACGGAGATTATAGTTATAATAATAGTTTTGTCAATGAAGGTCTTCGCTTCTCTTATTTTACTGAATTTTCGTAAAGAATATATAATAACTCACTGATATTTTGGTGGGTTATTTTTTTGTTTTATATAATTTAACTAATTTTATTTTGTGATATTAAATTAATTTATTAACTTTGCAGGCATAATAAACAAATAAAAAATAAATTATGCGTACTTTACTAATTCTTAGAGGTTGTATGGGCAGTGGTAAGTCTACTTTCATTAAGGAAAACGGACTTACTGATTACACACTATCAGCCGATGATATACGTTTAATGTTTCATTCTCCAAAGATGAATGAGGAGGGGGACATGACTATTAGCGCACGTTCTGATAAAATGGTATGGGACACATTGCATACTATGCTTGATAATCGCATGCGTAATGGCGATTTCACAGTTATTGATGCTACTCATAAGTCGTCCAAGGCTGTGTCTAAGTATGTAGAATTAGCTGACAAGTATCGTTATAATTGCTATCAGCATAATGTCGAGGCAACCTTGGACGAATGTTTGAAACGTAATTTGTTACGTGACCCAGTAAGACGTGTTCCAGATATTGATATTCGTCGTGCATACAATATGCTTCAAGAAAATAAGTTGTCTAATCGTTTCAAGGAAGTTAATGATGTAGATGACATTCTCAATTATTACATTACTAATGCTTCTGCATACAAGGAAGTAAAGATTATAGGTGATGTACATGGTTGTCATACATGCCTTTTAGAAGCCATTGGAGGGTCTTTAAACCCAGATGTGTTATATGTATTCGTTGGCGATTATTTCGACCGTGGTATCGAAAATAAAGAAGTGTATGAGTTCCTCTTATCACATTATAATGATGAAAATGTGGTTCTTCTTGAAGGAAATCACGAGAAGCACATCTGGCGTTTGATTAATGGTGAGGAAATAACTTCAGAATACTTCAAGATGACACTTGATGAAATCACCAAGGTTTATCCATTGGAACAGGTTCGCAAGGAGTTAAAGAAAATTTACTATCGTATGCGTCAGTGTTTTGCATTCACATACTGTGGTAAGAAATACTTGGTAACACATGGTGGCCTTACATCTGTTCCAAATCTTACAACTATTCCAACAAACGACATGATTAAGGGTGTTGGTGGTTATGATATGGAAGTAGATAAGATATATGAAGATAATTATTTACTCGGTAAGTGTCAGGACTTTATACAGATACATGGTCATCGTAATACTCTATCTACAGACCATTCAATTTGTCTTGAAGATAGTGTTGAATTTGGCGGAAACTTAAAAGTTTTCTCTATAACGCCAGAATATGCTGCTATATTGAAATACGAGAATAAAGTGTTTAGTATTGAGAATATGAACGCTTTTCAGCAAATAGTATATAAGGTTGATGACCCAGAAGTTAAGAAGATAATGAATAGTCGTCTTGTTAATGTAAAGGGTTGTAAGCATAACATGTACTCTATCAACTTTAATCGTAATGCATTTATTGGAAAGAAATGGAACTTTGCTACTATTAAAGCACGTGGTTTATTCGTTGATAAGAATACTGGAGAGGTAAAAATGCGCTCTTATGATAAATTCTTTAATATAGATGAACACAAGACAACTAAGAGAAAGAAACTTGAAGAAACTCTTAAGTTCCCAGTAAAAGTAACGATAAAGGAGAATGGATATCTTGGAATTATGTCAGTAGTAGACAATCAGTTAGTGTTTGCATCTAAGACAACAGATAGCGGACCTTTTGCTGAACGTTTTGAACGTATTTTTAACGAAACTGTTAGTAAGCACGATAAAGACCTATTGAAGAATATCCTGAAGAAAGAGAATGCTTCGGCTGTGTTTGAAGTGATTAGTCCTACAGAAGACCCACATATTATTAGATATGACAAGGAAGAAGTGGTATTGCTGGACATTATCCATAATGTGCTTAACCTTGGTGAAAACTATACAGAAGAGTCAGATAAGTTCAAGAATTTCTTAAGAGAAAATACATCTTTGAGAATGCCAGACGAATTAGTTATTAATACTAATGATGAGTTATGGGAATACCTACGGACTAATATAGGAACTAATGATTCCGTAGAAGGTGTTGTAGTCACAGATGCTACTGGATTCAAGTTTAAAGTAAAGTTCAATTACTATCTAATGGTGAAGAACCTTAGACGTATTACTCAGATATTCAGAAAGTGTAAGCGTGATGGTACGCCATTTAACGAAAAAATATGTCGTAATGATATGGAAAAGAATTTCGTTAATTTCCTTGAAAAAGAAGACGATGGAGAAATGAGTATTATCGACTTATATGATAAATTTAAAAAATAAAGATATGATTTGTAAAGTTATTATTTTAGCAGTGCTAATGATGCGATTAGGAATTAGTTTAGCTTGGCACGACCAAACAAGACAATGTAAATACAACTTTTGGTGGACTTTAGTGTCAACGACTATATCTGTAATGCTTCTGTATGGTGCAGGATTATTTGATTAATTAACGTAATTTAACGTGGGTTATTTGCATAATCCACGTTTTTTGCATACCTTTGTGACATTAATAGATGATTTGAATATATGAACTTAGATTTTACATATTGTAAAGGAGGAAAATTAAGCTCTTGCAAAAGCTGTAAACGATTTACAAAAGAGCTTCCTCAAGAAATGGTCATGATGTATGTTCCAAATGATTATATAAAAGAATGTGATTTATTTATTAAGAATGATTTATAAATATGAGTAAGATAAAAACACTTTCTGATACTTATTCTATTGTAAAAAATAACAAGTATCGTTCTATAGCATATAATTCGTCCTGTGAGTATACAGCTTTAAATAATGCGAGTGAGTCGATAGCTGTCACTACAGGTGAAAAATCTCGGTCTTGTAGTCTTGGTTACTTTTCCATTTCTGCTACATTAGGTAATTTTTCTTATTCGTTAAATAATGGTCGTTCTTCTTTGGCTATTTCTTCTGGCTCTTTTTCAAAAGTTACAATATCTGGATATTCTACAATAGGTTCTATAACAGGTAGTCGTTCAGTTTGTGAAGTAAAAGGCGATAGGAGTATTTCAGCATCTACAGCTATAGAAAGTTCCTCTAAAAACAATGGTTATTTGAGTGTTAGTTGTGCAACTGCAGATTATTCAGAGGCTTCTAATGATGGAATTAGGTCTTTGTCAGCAGTTACAGGATATGGAAGTATTGCAACAAATAGAGGAGAATGTTCAATATCCATAGCGAGCACATATAATTCAAGAGCTATCGTAGAAGGAAGAGAGTCAATAGCTATTACTAATGGTCTTGACTGCGCAGCAAAAGGAGAATTAGGTTGCTGGTTAGTTTTAACTGAAAGAGAGAAAAGACGAAAAGAAGTTAGTCCTATCAAAAATATTAAAGTTGTGAAAGTTGATGGTGAAATTATTAAACCAAATACATTTTACATTTTAAAAGATGATGAAATTGTAGAGATTAAAGAGTAAAGCATATGAAAGAAAAAATAGATAAATTGGTAAGTAAAGTCAGAGATAATTTTTCTATTATTAATAAAACTTTGAAAGAAATTGAAGATACTTTTGTTTTCAAAGATTTTGAAGATGAATTACCAACAGTTGAACAATATGGCGATGGTTATTCGATTTACTTATTAGATGATAATGAGAGAGAATTACCTATTGAATATGCTGCTGTTATAATGGATACAATAGGATATATCACTCCAGTATGTTTTGTACCAATTATCTGTAGCAAAATTATGAGAGGTGAATATAAAGAGAAAGATTTATTAACTCTTCAAGAACTTTGTAAAAAATCTTTTAATCAAGAAATAGTATTAATTTGATAATATAATTCAAAATTATGAATAAATTAGAATATCTTAAGAAGTGTTATAATGATATTAAAGAAAAAGGTTTTATTTTTGAAGACAAATCAACTTTACCATTCTTTACATATCGTCAGCTTGAATATATGTTTAATCGTGGCTATGAATATATGCTATTTAAGTTACCTAAACTAAAATGGATTCAAGGATGTAGAAATGATATTTCAAAAGAATATCAAGAAGAATACTATGCGATAACTCCATTTGGTACATATTCTATTATGCATTGGAATGCTACAGATGATTATACGTTATATTTTGAGAATCAATTTGTAAAAGCAAATTTGGAATATTACAGTGATGCTATGGAAGTGGCTGATGAAGATTATAGTAAAAAATTAGAAGAAGCAGTATTCTATGATGATGAAGAAGTTAGTCTTCTACAGTAACCAATAAAAAATAATTAATTATGTTTAAACCAAATTTTGAACCAGAGAAGTGGCAAACAGGTATTCCACCAAAGTCAACCAATATGTATGGTTTGCCAAAATTGTATTTATGTCAGACGTTAAATCTTGATTCTGCATTTGGTTATAGATATTCCTACCAAGTAGGATTTGTAACCGAAGATAATAAATGGAATTTGGAAGAGAATAGTATGTGCCACGTTACAAGATATACACATATTGTTTGTAACGAAACGATAGAACAACTTGTCGAAGATATACAGAAAGTTCAGGAAAAAGAAAAAAATAATTCAAAATAAAATAATATGAATAAGATTGAAGATTTAGCGACACAATATGCAGATTTAATGAAACAAATTCAGCAAGATGCACCAGAAGAAATTGCTGATTTATCGAATGGTATTTTTGGTTACGATGATATAAAAGCAGCTTTTATTGCAGGAAGGCAAAGTATAAACCAATAACAGATACATTATGTTAAAAACGGTCATTCATGTATATGATAAAAATTATCATTATGTAGGAAATATTATGTATACATATTCTATTCCTATGTTTACTGAAGAAGAACTATTAGATGAAATTATTACTCATTTTCCATATCTCAAAAATGAAAGATGGTATTTAGAGTATAGTTAATTACATACACTAACCAAATATATTAGTATTAAAAAATATGTTAAAAACAGTTTTATATTTGGTTTTTCTATTTTATTTTTATACCTTTGTTCCATATAAATCAATACACATTTAATTATGACAATTTTTGAGTTAAAAGAGTATTTTAAATATACTGAAGACCCTAAATTCTTTTTAAAAGATTTCTTTTCTTGGAGAGGAAATTATAGCGAAATAGCTTTCACACCAGCTTCGAAAGGTACTAAAACAGAATCATTATCTCTCTTGGAAGATGCAACAAGAAAAACTTGTACAGGATGGAACGGTGGTGAATATAATTATGATGATGACACTCCTGTTCATTTCGAGTTTTACGAAGCAGATATTGGTGATAACGCTTTGTATGAAGTGTTGTTAAATTTCAAGTTCAATGCATAGTTTATGGTTTCTAAGAAAGAATTATAAGAGATTACTAAAATAAGAGAAAAGTATTGTTGTGGTCTTAACTTTGCTAAGAAAGCACTGGAAAGTGGAGATGTAGAAAAGTTTATCAATGACAATTTGGATAAATCTCGAATATTAGTGAATATAAAAGTATAAGTTATGACAAACCATTCAAAGGAAAAACGGAATATTTTTATAAAATACAGTTTTAATTATTTTCACTCAGAAAAATTACGTAAACTTATAGATAATGAAAATATTTCTATTGATAGATTTAGATATCTATGTTCGGTAATTTCAGCTGCTGAAAAAGAAAATGAGCCCTATTGGTTGCCAAAAAGAATGAATTAAAATTATAACTTATAGTTACAACAAATTTGTCAGTAAAAGAAATTGAATTATATAATGGAAAAGAAAAAATTAGCAGAAGAATACGCACTTAAAGAGTATACACGTGTGAATGGGGAAAATGACCTTATTTTTGAAGGCAATAGGTGCTTTACCTTTGATGATATCAAGGCAGCTTTCAATGCTGGACGTGATAGTGTACTTGAGAATATTCCAGAATTGACGTGGGAATCTTCATTGAAAGGTATCTTTTCCCAAAGCCCAATTTTTAAATATTGCATTGAACTTGATGATTCGTTAAAGTGTAATGGAATAAAATTAGGATATTTCGTCGGTACATATGGACCACCTTCAATTTATGCTAAAGAAGCAGCTAACAGACACTACAAGAATACAATTAGATTAGCATTAGGATTATGAATATAAGAAACCTTGTAAAAATAGCAGAGCAAAAAGAAAGTGAACTTTCTATTGCTTTACAAAATATAGAAAAAAGCTTGGTGTTCAGAGATTTTAAAGATGAAACACCTAATGTATCAATGTGTGCTGGATGTGAGATAATTCTTGAATATCACGGTAGTGAAATTGATATTAAGGAAGCTATTGAGTTAATGGAGAAAGTAGGTTACATAAGTAAAAATGATTTTAGAGTATGATACAGAAAGATTTAGCAGAAAAATATATCACAAAGGCAAGAGAGAACGCAATAAGCTTCAAGGATGACAATTTTCCTAATATACCTTGGTATCAAGAAAGCGACATTAAAGCAGCTTTCAATGCTGGACGTGAGAGTGTAATAGAGAATGCACCAGAATTGAAGTGGAAAAGTTTTTGCAAAGATGGACTATACCTTGCCCTAACAGTTTTTGATTGGTTCTACAGGGTAGAAATTGTTGATAACAAATTTCAGCTATTCAGTAATGGGTATTTTATTAGTAGTTATATCTCACTTTCAGATGCCAAGCAGGCAGCCAACGAACATTATAAACAATATATTAAACAAACATTGGGGTTAAGATGAGTTCAAAAATTATGTTTACAGAATTAAGACGAGTATGGTCAAATGGGTATATGCACTATATTCCTGAGTTTGAGGAAACATTTCCTGAACTTAAAAATGTAAGTAATGAAGAAATGGTAGATAGGTTTAGAAAACTTGGTATTGAATTTTACACTACTGAAAAGAAACCCGTATCTCTGCTTGTTAGGTTATCTATGCCTTTTGCTTTCATTACATTTATAATTATGTTGATAACAAGCCCCATACACTTTTTCATTACAGGTAGATGGAAGTATCGGTTAAAAAGCAATGGCAAGCTTATGAATTGGTTTAATGCAGTAGGTTTCTAAATAGATGTTAAGATTATTCATTTTACGAAATTCAGATATTAAGATGTAGGTAAAGACAATTTTGAGTTATGACAATATTAGAATTACAAAAAGACTCCAAGAAATGTACGAAAAGTATGGAGATGTCGGTGATTGTTGCACTATATCTTATGCTACAATAGATTGTGAAGACATAGTTGTTTTGTAAGATATAAAATGCTTTTATAAGAAATAATAAGATGAGTAAGACTGATAGTTTACATTACAAACTCTGTTGCGAGGGCGCAAAATGGATGCGCAAACAAGAATGGGGCACATATCACACGGTAGCAGTAGAACTCTGTACGGTTAATGTTGAAAATCCTGATGTATGGGGAACAACAGGCTTTAAGTCTATGCTGATAGAAGTAAAAACCTCTCGTGCTGATTTTCTAAAAGATAAGAAAAAGATTTCCAGAACCGATGCTGAGGAGTACAGAAAGTATGCTCTCGGCAACAAGCGATACTATCTTGTCCCCAAAGGAATGATTACTATAGAGGAATTGCCCCCACATTGGGGATTACTCGAATGGGATGGTTCTGGCATTTCCAAAATAAAGGAAGCTGATGAGGTTATATGCGAGAATATGGGAGAGGTTGCAATGCTCTGCTCTATTATGCGTAGAGAGGGGGTAAGAAAAGGAATCTTTAATTACAGAAAATGATTGAAACTACGAAATATTAAGTTATGAACAGAGAAGAGGAAATTGAAGAAAGAGCGTCTAAATTCGCTGATGACTATGGATATTTCAATGTCGACCTTGATGATGTTGCATATGGGTTTATCAAAGGTGCAGAGTGGTCAGACGAACATCCATCATTTTCATTCATAGTTAAAGTTTGGAACTTAGCAACAAAGACAGCCATCGCACAACTCAATGGGGAAATGCCCTACTTTAAGTCAGAGAAAGAAATTCAAGAACTTATTAATAAAAAGTTAAAGTTATGACTAAACAAAAAGAAATAGATAAGATGTTTATCGGCATTTTGGAAAATATCTCTAAGATATGTGACAAAACAACAACTGGTAATGTATCTCACAATATTGCTACAATTAAATATAAGTGTCGAGATATGTTGCAGTTTTACAAAAAATATCCTGCGACCCTTTGGCACTCCGTTAAAGAAGGGGATTTACCACAAGTAGACAATGATTGTTTGTTTTCACACGACGGAAAACTAATAGATATGGGTTACATGCGTGAAGATAGAAGTCTTTCATTTGGTCCGCTTATCTACATTGAAGACGTGGATTACTGGATGGAAATTCCTAAATTACCAACAGAATAAATTATATAATAGTATAGACAAAATTAATGTTTATAGAGTAAAAATAACAGAATAAGTGGACTTATGAAAGAAATAATAAAAAAGTTTAAGGAAGAAACAGGTTATGAACTTACCATTAAGAATGGAAAGTTATTCTATGATGGTTTTCTGAATTTGGCAGGTCAAAATATTACAGAGTTACCTGATAATTTAACTGTAGATGATACTTTGTCTTACGAGGAATAGATTGCAGCATATCGTACTATTACTGGGGCATGTTCGCTTGGTACAAGAGATTTCATAGAGAATAGACTACCGACTCCACATAAAGACAAATATACAATTAAGGAGATTATAGACTTAACCAGAAATGAGTATGGCGGAAAAGAGTTTGCAAAATTTTTCAAAAAGAGTAAAAGAAATAATTAAAAAAATAAAATTATGACATCATCTTGTTTACAGAATCAACGTTATCAAATTGCTAAAGATATAATGACATCATCATTATCAAATCAAGATTTATTAGATTATATCTCATTAACTGCACATTATGAAGAGCATGAAAAGAGAACTGTACCAAAATCTTTGGCTCGTTTTGCAACTGCTTGTGCTGATGCACTGATTGAAGAATTATCAAAAGAAGAAGAATAAATTATGGCACGTTTTAGATTAGTAGAATTAGGTGATAATAATGAAATTATCAAAGAGCATTATTGTTCTCCAATGTTTCCTGGTGATAAATGGAATAAGGAATTTCAAGAAGACAATTATAAATGCTTAATGGATTTCAATGAGAAATTCGATTTTATAGATTATGACAATTGTCCATTACTTGAATTTCAAATAACTACCGATGATAAGAATTGGACTTTTCTTTCATCTCCTATCGAAGATTACTTTAATTTATAATGTTATAGTTAAAATAGTCTAAAATAGTTTCTCATATTTGGTTATTAATATATTATTTGTTATCTTTGCTTCATGAAAAAGAAAGAACTTAAATGGCATAATGCTAAGGATTTTGATTATCCTAAAGAAAATGGAGATTATCTATGTTATCATAATGATGAATATTTTATTGCGTGGTTTAATAAAAGAACTTTAGAATTTCTTGAAAATTATTCTCGTTTTGATAAAATATTAAAAGTTGAATATTGGATTGATTTGTCAGATTTGCCATCATTTAAAAAAACATATTAAAAAATGAATAGTATAACAATTAACGATAAACAGTACATTTATACAAACGAATCAGAAGATTGCTCTGACTGTGATTTGCGTAATCTTTTTAACCAATGTCAATTCATATGCAATGGCTTTGGTAGTATGTTAGATGATAAGAAAGCAGGTATTTTTAAAGAACTTAAAATAGAATAAACATTATGGATAAAAATAAGATTGAAATTCTTAAAGAGAAAATTAAAGATACAGGAGAATGGGTGAACTGTGAATTAGATTTATCAAGACATTTCTCCATTGTTTATTATTTAACAGATTATGAAGTCGATTTAACAAGATTAGAATCTAAAACAATTTGTTACTTTAGTGGGATGTATGATAAAAACAAACAGCCCATTTTTGAGAATGACATCGTTAGTCATACTGGCTATCATAGTAAGACAGAATCAACCGTTGTTTTCTCTGATGGATGTTTCAATGTTGGCTATCATTCTGGCTCTTCAACACGCAAGACACCAATGCTATTAAATAGCAAAATGGTAGTCGTTGGAAATATTTACGATACATAAAAATATAACATATATGAAATTAAATAAATGTGTTGAAGAAATGCAGGCTGCCCTTGAAACAATGGGTGATGTAGACGTTAATATGACAATATTGACCACAGAAGATTTGAAAGATACAATTAGCAAAGAATATGTAATTAATCTTCTTGAAGATTTTAAGAACACACATTTCAAGAATGTTGAATGTGATACTTGTTTGGACGATTGCGAAGAATTTAATGTTTTAATTAATAATATAAAAAATTATGGTATTTGAAATTTCATCAAAAGATGCGTCACAGGATTGGCTGTATCCATTGTTTAGTATTGAAGTTGTAACAAATTCTAAAGATAAGGTATATGACTCTAATGAGGTAAATGTTATGACTTATTCGACAGGTCTTATTCATTTCTTGCAAAATAAAAAAGATGAAGCAAATTTTGACTATAAAAAATTTGCAAAAGATTGTCTTGACATTGAAATGATTAGAGTACATATTAGTACAGAACATTTTGCTCATTATCTTCTTATTAAAGAAGTTCGAGAACACTATGAAGCGATAAATAAAGAGATAAATGATATCGTTCAGAAATTCGTTGAGAAATATAATTTGATTTTAAAACAATAAGAAGATTATGATATATTATATAAAATATAACGCCAACGGAGAATTATATACTATGTTTGATATAGAATATTATCTTAAAGAGTTTAATTCAGAAAAGGCAGAAATGCTATCTGAAATACATGTTTCTATTATTCCTAATGGTTATACACATTTCGTAGCTGATAAGTTAAGAGAAGAAGCATTTGAATCTTTCAATTTGGAAGATTTTATTAAAGATGTCAATAAAATAAACAATCTGCGTGGATTACTATATGAATGGTACGATAACCGCCCACGTCAACTTTCAGATGCTAAGATTTTCCATAATGAATTTGGAGATAAATTTAAAAAGATACTTACCGAATTTGTTGAAAAATATAATCTATCATTAGAAGTAGATTAAAATGCTATAGTTAATACGTTTGATTAAAAACTTATGCATTAACTTTTTTTATTATATAAAATTTGATTATATGATATATTTTATATACCTTTGTAGCATATAATTTAAAAATATAAAATTATGAATGATACAGAACGGAAACTAAGTAGTTTGAAGAAGCAACTTCAAAAAACTATTCAAGAAGAATATAAATTACGAGATGAAATAGATAAACTTACCACAGCATTAGAAAATAATGTGAAAGTTGGAGATTGTTTCGAATATAACTCTACATTTATCCGCATAGTTGAAATAGACGGAAGATACGTTAACTATATGACTGTATTTACTGATATTGAACATGAAGATGTTTCTTTTGATTCTGGACATAGTGTTACTATTGATTTTCTGTTATCCACTTACACAAGAATTTCAAAAGAATATTTTGTAGAAAAGTTAAATGAATGTGTAAAAGCAGCACTCGAGTTAGGAACAAATATTAATACAAAATAGTGTATGTTTGATATAAATAAAGTAGTTGATTATTTGAATAACAATTATAGTCAACAAAGAGAAGAAGAAATCCCAGAGATTGACGTGTATGACAAGGAAACAATTATTGCTTTCTGGGGTTGTGGTGCCTTTGTTCTTCATAAAGATGTAATTACTGATATCTATGAAGATGATGGACATTGGTATGCTATTATAGATTATGCTAACACTTATAGCAAAGATTGGATTGAATCCAAAATCACTGCATCTAATCATTTGAAAGATTATCTCAAAGAACATGGATACCCAGAATATTCTGTTGTACGTATTGATGAATTTGGTCAAAAAGAATATTGGGACAAAGATATCCGTGGATACTCTTTAAATGATAAAAAAGCAAAACCTTTCCAAAAATACGCATCTTTACCATTTTTTGATATAAAAATTAAAGAGTGTGATGCTAAAACGCCTCTGTTTGATAAAGGAGTGGAAGAGTATGATATTAAATTACATACAAATTCATTAAAGCATCACGAACGACGTGTCAATGATTATGAAGGATTAAGAGAAATATCTTTCATAGCATTAACATCATACAAAGAAAAAATATTAAGTAGAAAATATAATACTTTAACATGGGTTCCTGATAATAAAAAATATAGAAGTACATATAAAGGTTGTTGGTTGAAATCTATAGAAAAATATAATGAAAACTATTCACGTTATATTTTTAGAACAGATTTTGCAAATTGGTTAGAAACTTTTGATTAATATAGATTATAGAGTCTTCAAAGAATTAAAATAAGAAAAGTAATATGAGTAGAGAAATATTATTCAGAGGCAAGTCTATCGGCACAGGTGAATGGCTTTACGGGTATTTGTTCAACTATGGACTAACAGCACCAAGTAATGTACCTTGTATCAGCGTCTGTGTACCTAAGTCGTGGAAAGAGGCGTACAATCTTTATGTCGTCAGCCCTGACACAATCGGTCAGTACATAGGATTGAATGACGAGAAAGGAAATAAAATCTTTGAGGGAGATATACTTTTTCAAGGACAGGAACTTTTAGGAGTAGTCTGTATGTCCAAAAGATATGGTGTATCTATCCTGAAAAAAACAACTACTTGGTCTTTAATAAATTTTTGTTTAGATAGTGATTTCGATGCAGGCGTATTGTCTGATATAGAAGTTAGAGGTAACATCTGCGACAACCCCGAATTAATGAAATAAAGTGTATGAAGAAGATAATGTTTTCAGATACGTTCTGCCTTACGAAGGCGGTGCTTGACGGCACAAAGACAATGACAAGACGAGTACTGAAAGAGGGTACACCGCTTGGTAATTGGGAGGAAACTGTAAAGCACCTGCCTTACAAAGTAGGAGATATAGTTGCGATTGCACAGCCATACAAGGATATTATCGAAAGTATGGCGGAGTACAGCGATATTATAATCAATGTAGATGGCTCTATAAATAGAGAATATAAGGCTGGATATACAAATAAAATGTTCGTGAAGGCTGACTTAATGCCCCACCACATCAGGATTACCGATGTGAAGATAGAACATTTACAAGACATCTCTGATAAAGAATGTTTGCGTGAGGGTGTAAAAAGAGCATCAATAGGCTTTTATGCAGAAGGTATAAGGGTTAAGGATTGGGAAAAGGAAGCGCATCGTGAAACGGCTTCAGGATGTTTGAAATTGTTTCCATTTCCACGCCCAGCCTTTGCTTCACTCATTGATAAAATCAGTGGCAAAGGCACGTGGGAGAGTAACCCATGGGTGGTTGCATATAGTTTTGAATTAGTAGATTAAAAGTAAATGAATTATGGAAATAAAGAATGAATCAGAACTATTAAATATGTTCTGTGATAATTTTTCTCAAACACCTTGGATAAATGCCCCATTTTTTAACACAGAATACAATGAAGTATGGAGTACTAATAATCGTGTCTTTATAGGAATTAAACCCGACATTCTTACTAACGAATACCATAAAGGAGAATTGTTACTTCCTGAGTTGGAGTTTCCTTGTGAAAAGATAATAACCATAGATGCGTTAAATAAAGCATTTGATTCATGTCCTATGGTTGATGAATCAATTGTCATTGAAGATGACATAGAGTGCAAGGAGTGTAACGGAAGTGGTACCGTTTATTTAGATTACACAGCCAAAAACGAAAACATTTACAAACTCTCGAAGGAATGTCCTATATGCAATGGCACTGGAGAAATTGAACCTTGTAAAACGAAAAAAATAGGCAAGAAGATTATAGAAGAAGATGCTGTTATAGAAGTCGGAAATGCCCATATCTTTGCTAAACGTTTTAAATTACTAAAGATAGCGATGGAGTATTTTAAGGTAGATACTGTTAAGACGATACATAACGCCCCTTATGGTGCAAGTGAATTTATCATAAACAAGGATGTACGTGTTATCATTATGGCTAAGTTACCTGATTTAAATTGTGATTGCAGTGCTAAATTAGAATTAAAGTAATTAATTAGCGTATGGAGTTAATAGATGAATCTAAGCCTATCGCACGTAAGGACTATGTTTGCGACTTATGTGGCCGCAAAATCCGCAAAGGGCAAAAGTACCGAAGGCAGTTTATCCGAGACTATAGCGGTGAAGTATGGTCTTTCAAAGGGCATGAAGAGTGCTGTGAGCTGACATCAATTATTGATTTCAGCGACTACTACGAAGGAGTCGATAACTACGCTTTTGAGGAAGCAATCACAAATTATGTTCAAGAATATCATAACGATGCAGAAGACGCTCTTAATATTGTTTTTCAGAATCGAAAGTATTACGACTTAGTGAAGATGATATTGGCTGAGCTGAAAGAGAAAGGTCCACAGAGACCTTAATGGTGCCCGTAATATTTTAATACGGGCGATGAGAGATAGCTCCGCTGCAAGCTGAAATGATTGTGGATGATTAGTAGCAAAGCTAACATTATTGTTAGGATTTGTTAACGAACAACTATCGGGATTAAACATATTAAATTAATTGGTTAAAACAGACAAACTATGGAAGTTAAATATAAAAGTGGTGATACAATTACAATCCCAGAAGGCTGTAAAGTATCTATAAAGGACGGATGCGTGGTTTTTGAGAAAAAACAGACTTTCAAAGACGGAGATATACTTGTTAGTGTAGAAAAGAATTTTAGACGAAATGCTTTTATTTACAAAAGCACCGATGATGAAGGTTTTCATTCTTACTATATCGGATTAGATTCCTGTGGTCAGCTTTCTTTATGTGAAAAATCTACTAATAGATGGGGCAATGATGAATTATCCTACGCTACCGAAGAAGAAAAACAACTACTCTTTGATAAGATGAAAAAACGCAATTTAAGATGGAACGTAGAGAAGAAACAAGTAGAGAATATAAGATGGAGAGCCGATATTGGTGAATATTACTACTTTGTAGCAACCACTGGCTTAATCTGCAAAGCAGAAAGTAAAAAAGAAGAGTTGTATACAGATAATTACAGATACTCGTTTTTTAATCAGTTCCGCACTGAAAAGCAAGCGCAAGAAGCAGCAAAGCGAGTGGAAGAAACGCTTGAAAAATATCATAATGAAATCGGAGAATAAAATTCCTACGTATTGTACACACCCTATCTATCATTGTAATGATGGAATAGATACCGTTAATTGTTGGAAATATTTGAATGAGCAATTCAAAGAATGTCCTTATAACAAATGCGAATTTTTTAAAGACAAAACGTATGACTAAAAGTGAGAAAGAAATAATAGAGAAATTCTATAAAGAAACTTGGTGTGAACTTTCAGTTAAGGACGGAAAGTTTTATTATAACGGAAATCTTGATTTGGTTGGTAATAAGATTATTAGTCAGTTACCAGACAATTTAACTGTTAATGGTTTTCTTGACTTAACTCGTTCATCTATTATAGAATTACCCAATAATTTGACAGTCAATGGTTTTTTGTCAGTATGCTGTACTTATACCACAAAATTGCCAGAAAATTTAAAAGTTGGTGGAGACTTATTTTTGACTAATACACTTATAACAGAGTTACCTGATAACTTAATAGTTAATGGTTCTCTATGTTTGAATTACAGTAATATCACAAAACTACCTGATAAATTAACCATTGGTAGAAGTATTCACTTGGAACATACGGATATTAACAGTTTACCAGAAAACTTGACCGTTTTTGGAGACCTTGCTTTAAGTTATAGTGCTATTAAAGAATTACCAGAAAACTTAACAGTCGGAGGATATCTTAATATAAGTTATACAGATATCACAAAACTTCCAGATAATTTGATAGTTGGTAGTTATCTCAGTGCATATCACACAAATATATCCAAGTTACCTAATAACATAATAGTTGGAGAAGGTATAGACCTAAGTTATACTAAGATTACAGAACTTCCTGATAACTTAGTTGTTAATGGTTCTCTTACGCTTCGTGAGACACCTATTACGACGCTTCCTGATAATTTGAAAGTTAATGGTGACATAGACCTATGTTATACAAGTAATTTGCATCTACCTGATAATTTAACTGTTACTGATAGCCTTATTTTGGTTAATAGTCGTATAAAAAAATTACCTAACAACTTAACTGTCGGTGATTATCTTGAACTAAATCGTTCAGATATAACAGAACTACCCGATAACTTAACTGTTGTAGATTGTGTTTTAATAGATAATCCAGAAATTGTAGATGTTTCACAAGTCAATAGAGAACTTTCTCCAGAACAGGAAAAGAAAATACATGATATTAAAAATATGGTTCTCTTCTGGGAGAAAGATGGTGTGAGGTACATAAAAGCTGATGGTATTTTCTCGGTAATTGATTCTCATCACGGAAATGTATATTGTGTACACAAGATTGGAGAAGAAGATAAACCACTTTATCTTATCACTGATGGTGAAGGTCATTGGTCACATGGGACAACTCTTGCAGAAACTAAATCAGACCTTATATATAAATTAAGCGATAGAGATACATCATATTATAAGAATTTGTCACTGGATGATATGTTGTCTTTTGAGGAAGCTATCGTTGCATATAGGTCTATTACGGGCGCATGTTCAGTTGGTACAAGAGATTTTATTGAAAATAGATTGCCGATTCCTTATAAGAAAAAGTACACCATTAGAGAGATTATAAAGTTGACTGATAATGAGTACGGTGGAGAAAAGTTCGCTAAGTTTTTTAAATAAAAATAAATAATATGGAAGTAGAATTAACTGTAAAAAAGAAATTTGATGTACATTATTTAAAAGTAGATGCTGGTGTACGTTATTGGAATGATAGTGATGTCAATGGTGAAAGAGATATTGATTTCTATGAAACTGAAGGTGTAGGTGTTCCAAAAATGCCTTGTGCTGTAAAAGTTAAAGATAAACCGACAAGTAATATTTATTCTGACCATTATAGATGGCAACCAATTATTGATATCAATACTGGACAAATTATCAATTGGAAAGAGGGTGTATCAGCTTTCGTGCATTACAAGGTGTGTGATGAAGGTGAATATACTTTACTTGATAAAGATAATAAAGAAATTGTTTCAGTACAAAGTTATGTTCCTTATGTTCTTTATCCAGAAGATGAAGCATATGGTGATTACATTATAATGTCGGTAGATGAAAATGGATTTATAAAAAACTGGCTTTGTGATAGTGCTGCAATCGAATATTTAGTACAGAACGCTTTTGATTAGTTATTATGAAGAAATTCATTTATAAGTTTAAAATTTTTTATTTTTGTATCTTTGCAACAGAAATTATTATTTTATGATGACAGAACATAAATTCCATATAGGTTCTTCTTGTGACATGCAAGAATTAGAAGATAATTCTATAGAACTTGTTGTAACATCACCTCCATATCCAATGATTGAAATGTGGGATGATTTGTTTATTTCAGGTAATTCTGAAATAGAAACATCTCTTAAAGATAGTCCACTTGATGCGTTTGAATTAATGCACCAGCAGTTAGATTGTGTGTGGTCTGAATGTTACCGATTACTCAAAGATGGGTGCTATATGTGCATAAATATTGGTGATGCAACACGAACAATTAATGGTAATTTTGCATTGTATAATAATGCTGCAAGAATTATTAATAAATGTACTGAATTGGGATTTGTTACACTTCCTAATTTAATGTGGCTAAAACAAACTAATTCTCCCAATAAGTTTATGGGAAGTGGCATGTTGCCATGTGGTGCTTATGTAACTTTGGAACACGAGTGGATTTTAATTTTACGAAAAGGAGATAGAAGAAAGTTTTTAACTGATTCCGATAAAGATTTACGTTCAAGAAGTGCTTTCTTTTGGGAAGAAAGAAATAAATGGTTCACTAACATATGGAATATTCATGGGGATTCTCAGAAACTAAAAATATCTTGTGGAAGAGAACGAACAGCATCATTTCCTATGGAGACACCATATCGCTTAATTAATATGTTTTCTGTAATAGGAGATACAGTTCTTGACCCTTTTCTTGGTACTGGAACAACAATGAAAGCAGCCATGTTAACAGGAAGAAATTCTGTCGGATATGAGATAGATAAAACGTTTGAGAACGTAATTAAAAGCAATCTGAGGGACTTTGTTAAGACAGATTTAAATTCTATCATAGAGAATAGAATAGAGTCTCACAAGGCATTTATTAAAGTTAGGCAAGATGCTGGATTAAGCGTTAAACATCATAATTCAACTTATGACTTTGGTGTAGTTACCAAGCAAGAAACTAAAATTAATTTCGGAACCATATTAAATATAGTTGAAGATAATAGTAATAATTTATTTAGTGTAGATATATGTTACGTTTAAATTTTTCTAATTTAGAAACAGAAATTGAAGATGTTAAGCTATATTATGAAATTAGAAAATTAACAGGTCATAAATGTGGCTTCTTTGGTAATTCAGAAACCTCTTATACTGAAATTAAGACTTCAGATTTAACAGATGATTTATCAGAGATTTCTAAAATTCTTTATGAAGAATTAAATTCCAATACTTTTCGAGTCAGTTGTAAATCTATAGATTTCAGCATTGACTATAGGGATGCAGTGGATATAAATGAAAAGATTAATAAGCGTGACAAAAAATGCAACGTTATTAAAATATCATCGACGCAAAATGATAAAGTACTATACTTTTACAATTGTTTGTTTACAGAAATGTTAGATGAATTTCATTCACGTTTCTTTAAATATAAATTTTATTTTGATTTCTTTGATATAAATCGACTTGATGGAAATAGATTTCGAGAAATCTTTATAAATTTTTCTGAATGTTTTGCTAGGGTTATACCTATGCAAAAAGTGATTAATAAACCACTATTAGAGCGAGAGCTTATAGGACGAAGAGCGGAAGGAAATAACCCTAATGCTATCTATTGCTTTGATGTTAGAAGAAATGGGAGAAGATCGGATGGTACTCCCAATTCTCGGAGCATAGAAAATAGTAATAAAGCTGAAATGTTAAGACCTGAGCTATATCACAGGTATAGACATGATCCAAATTTAAGTTTTTTCTTCAGTGATAATCCTAATGAAGAAAGAACAGATGAGGAAATTATTAATCTTGTTGCTATAAGATAATGTACTTTGACAATAATATGTACGGTTAGACATGTTTAGAAAAAAATAATTTAAGGGGGAAATCTATGTTATCTATATTAAATAAACTGAAAGAAAGCGTTAGAGTTCAGAAAGAAGATGGTAGGATTAAGGGACCATATGAAGCCTCTTTTACTGAAAATATGATTATTGTTAGTGATCTTAAAGCAGATATTACACAAGGTGATAAAATTATTCGTAAATTACCAAATGAAAATGATGAATATTACTATGTTACAAAGATAGATTGTTGTCCTAAAAATCTAGGTGGTATCCCTCCTCACTACCAAGTAAAATTTACTCAAGCTCCTCCATCACAACCAATGGAAAGAAATATACAGAATATTAACTTTCATGGTTTACAAAACGTTCAAATAGGAGACCATAATATTCAAAATATTACTAATACGTTTAATGAGTTAATTCAGAAAATAGACAGTTCTACAGCTTCTGAAATAGAAAAACAAGAGGCAAAATCTTTACTTAACCAGTTTTTATCTCATCCACTAGTTGTGTCTATAATAGGATCTACTCTTGGAGCTGCTATTGGCTTAATATGATCTATATTATTTTTTAGGATAGATAGTCTGATTAACAAAAAAGCGGTCAAAAATCACAACGAATTTTGACCGCTCTTTGATCTGCACCCCAAAACCTGGACACCTAATTTGAGGTGCAGATTATGTCCTACTCTTATCAATTT